GTGATCTGTCAGCGATGATGGACAATGTAATGAATGTGGGCGGTACTCTCAAAGAAACCTCTAACTACAAGTGGTCACTAATCCGTAACGAAACAGAACAGCAGATACTTGCTGACAACACTACAAACCCACCATTAATGCATGGTTGGAATTCTTTAAGATTCAGCTATTCAAAGAAAGGATAAACAATGAGCGCAGTAACAGGAAAAAACCTTGTCTACCTGTACAGGCTTGAATCCGAAAAGGCAACAGCAGACGGAACAAGAATTGCTTTCACAACCGAAGATGAACTGTCAATCAGTGCTGATGCAGATGCAACAGCTACAAAGGATGGTTCTGTAAGAGGTGCAAGTGTTGCAGAACTTGAGAAAACCATGTCAAGCCTTATGGATTCTGCTGACCCAATGATAGGCAAGCTGAAAGATGCTATTCTTAATGGGTCACTTATCGAACTGTGGGAGGCAAATCTTGACAAGCCGGTAACAGGACAGGACGGAAAGTTCAGTGGTACATATTACCAAGGCTATCTGTCAGAGTTTACTGTATCTTCCCCTGCTGATGGCAATGTCGAAGTCTCAATGACAGTAGGCATCAACGGCAAGGGCGCAGATGGCAATGTCACTGTACCGACATCACAGCAGGATGATGGTCAGTACACATTCGTAGATACTCCGAAGACAGGGCAGTAAGAGAGTAGGGAGAGGGTAAAACCTCTCCCCTTTTTTGAAAGTGAGGACTAAAAAATGAAGTTTGAAATAACTATGAACGGACAGCCTTATGCCTTCAATTTCGGCATGGGGTTTTTGAAAGCGATCAATGCCAAGGCAACCGATAAAGTTCCAGACTCAAGCTACAGTATCAACACAGGTGCTAAATACATCATGGCACAGGTCATGGATCACGATCTTGAAGCACTCTGCGAAGTTCTGATGCTTGCTAATAAAGGCGAACAGCCAAGGCTTACCCTCAATACCCTTTATGACTACATAGAGGATGAAGATACAGACATTGAAAAGCTGTTTGCAAATGTAATGGATTTTTTCGGCAAAGCCAATGCTACGAAGATGGTGTACAAGCAACTCAAAGAACTGACCGAAGCGGTGAAGTAGATTTTGAGAAGCTATACAACGAGGTGGCATTGAATTGCTTTAGATTTTTCGGTTTTAAATCGCTCGATGAGGTAGACCGCCTAACACCGAGAGAATATCAGATGTTATGTGAAGCCGAACAGTATAAACAACTCGACAAAAAGAGAGATATTGCACTACAGGCATGGCTTACATTTTCGGCTTCAGCCAAGAAGAAGGTAGGCAAAATGCTGAAACCTGTTTATCCAACATTTGATTCTTTCTTTGACTATGCGAAAGAACTGAAGCAGATGAAGGGCGAAACAGTAAACGAACTCAAAGAGCGGTACAAAGAACTACACGAAAGGCTAAATCATGTCAGCACACACGATTGAGGCGGTATTAACGGCAAAAGATGCAGGTATGTCATCGACCTTTGATAAGGTCAGTGGCAAAGCTGAATCCTTTGGCGCAAAACTTAAAAGCGGTCTTGGCTTCGGTGCATGGATGGCAATAGGGCAAAAGGCTATTGGCACAGTATCAAGCCTCATAAGTTCCTCAATGGACGGAGCGGTAAAGAGGTTTGATGTACTCAACAACTACCCTAAAGTCATGCAATCTTTAGGCTTCGAAGCTAAAGATGCAGAAAAATCAATAAACACGTTAGGTGATGGTATAGCACACCTGCCTACCACACTTGATAAGGTGGCTACGCAGACACAGCAGATAGTAGCGGTAACAGGTGATCTAGACAAGTCTACAAGGCTTACACTTGCACTTAACAACGCTATGGCAAGCGGTGGGCAGAGCGCAGAGCAACAGGCTTCTGCTATCAATCAGTGGGTACAGGCTATGGCTAAAGGCAAGCCAGATCTACAGGATTGGAGAGCATTAGTACAGACCGCACCTGCACAGATGAATCAGCTTGCAGAAGCTACGTTAGGCGCAGGAAAGACACAGAGCGACCTGTACGATGCCATGAAAGATGGTTCTATCAGTATCGAAGAAGTCAACGATGCAATGATAAAGCTGTCTGAAGAGGGTGCTGACGGCATCACCTCATGGGAAGAACAGGCAGAGAGTGCCGGTGCAGGTATTCAGATGGCGATGACCAATGTTAGGGCAGGTATTCAAAGGAACTTGGCTAACATCATGGGCGCAGTAGATACCGCACTTAAAAAGGTGGGCGGTATATCTGGCATAATCCAGAGCATCGTACCTGCCTTTGATAAAGTTGGTGGCATCATCACCGATGTACTCACAAAGAAAATCAGCCTTAAAAAGGGCGTTAACACACTTGTCAAAGATGCATCCAAGATGATTGAAAAGGCACTCAAGGCGATGGAAAAATCTGCGCCTAAAGTGGTCAAGGTAGCATCCACCATAATAAGCACACTTGTTGAGGGCATAGGAAAATACGCACCTAAACTTATGGTAGCAGGTGCAAAGATGCTTCTTTCTTTCATCAAGTCTCTTGCAAAGGAACTGCCTAAACTGATTGTTGCAGGAATTAACGCAATCACCAATCTCATAGCAGGAATCAATCAGAATAAACCTGCACTTCTTAAAAGCGCAATCCAAGTCGGATTGGATATTGTAGTAAGCATCCTCAAAGCCTTACCGCAAATACTCCGTGCAGGTCTTCAGTTGATGGCAGAATTGCTGAAAGGCTTGGTACAGGGATTCGCTCCGATTCCGTCAAAGGTAATCGCATTTGCGAGGAAGATACCACAGGCCATTAAGAGCGGTGTGGGATCGCTTGCAACCATAGGACGGAACATTATATCTTCCCTTGGCGATGGAATTTCAGCCATGGCAGGTTGGGTAGCAAGCCGAGCAAGAAGCGTAGGTAGTAGCATAGTCAGCGGTATCAAGGGCGCAATCACAGGGCTTGCCTCAATCGGCAGAAACATCGTCAAAGGTTTGTGGAATGGCGCAAGTGGTATGGTTGATTGGGCGGTAAGCAAGTTCAAGGGTCTTGGTAAAAGCATCCTTGGTGGCATCAAAAGAGCGTTAGGTATTTCTTCACCATCAAAGGAATTTGCTAAAGTCGGTAATTGGTCTGTATTGGGTCTTGTGCAGGGTCTTGAGAATGGGCAAGGCTTGGTAGAGAGAGCAACACAGGCACTTGTAAACATACCAACTGCAAGCATGAGCAATTTTGCTCTGTCTTCAGAATATGAGTATGGCACTTCTGCTTCTTATACGATTGATGTTCCTCTATTCATCAATGGCAGAGAGTTTGCAAGAGCAACGGCAACAGATATGTCCGATGCGCTGAATACAAGAGAATCACGCATGAGCAGAATGAGAGGTATCAGATAAATGTATCAATTCAGAGATATAACGGATCATAGCGAATTATCTGCCAATCTTCCTGCTGAAGCGGTATCAATCAATGGTCAGTATCTTGAGGATGTAGTGACCGGCTACAGGACACTTTACACCAAAGGCAGAGAGTCATTAGCCGTAGAACTTAACACCTATAGCGTAGGCACGGCAGACGGAGAAACAATAAAATCAATGCGCTATCCGTCAAGAACTCTTACTGTAGGCTTTCAGCTTATATCAAGTACAGCAGAAGAATTCAGAGAAAGTTTCACACATCTTAACAACCTGCTGTCCATAGAAGAGGCAGACTTCATCTTCAATGATGAACAGGATAAGTTCTTCGCAGGTACACCGATATTCAACGCAGAGGTAGAAGCAGGAGAAAACACAGTAAAGGGCGAATGGCACATATACTGCGCCTACCCATTCAAGCGGTCTATAGAGCCAATCACTCTTACCATGGATGATGCGACTATAGAAAACAATACCGCAACGTGGGAAATAGAATACAACGGAGCAAGACCTGCCAAGCCTCTTTTAAGAGCGATTTTCGCAGATGCAGAAGAGGGCGGTGACTCTGGCGAGGATGGCGATTGCGGTTTTGTTGCTTTCATGGATGCAGAAGAGAACATTGTACAACTTGGCAACCCAGATGCGTTAGATCTTGACGAACTCAACAAGACAGTAAACCTCATTAACCGAGAATTCACAAGTATTGCAGATTGGTCTACAAGTGGCGGTCATACTTGGCAGAATCGTGCAGTAACAGGTTCTGTAGCTGTCGCAAACGGCACAGACATCTATTGGGCAAACGGAAAAGGACAGACACAGAAGTACGCAAAACCATCTTACGGAACAGGCGCAGGGTGGCATGGGGCAATACTCCGACAGACCACAGCAGGTGCGGTCAACTTCAGTGTGTCTCTTGTCCATCGTTTTTGCGTGAACCATGCGAATGAAACAGGGTGCTTTGAGTGCGGTTTGAGAGATTCCAACGGCACAATGATAGTAGGTTTCGTTATAGATAAGACCGCTAACGGCACAACAGGAACCGTTTACTACATAGTGAACAACACCACAGTGGGCAAAGAAAACATCGATGTGCAGTATTACAATACTCACTTTGGGTACTGCAGAAGAACGCCTGTCTATGTCACTCAAGCCTATAAGCAGAAAGTTGCGTATAAGGCAAAGAAGAAGCAGGGCAACAAGTATGTAACTGTCACACAGTACAGATGGGAGTCACGCACAAGGCAAGTGCAGACAGGATGGAAATATACTCAAAGCAATCTCAATTCTTCTATCACCAAGACAGGTAATAAAGTGTCATTCAAGGTGGGCAATCTGCCTGTGAAGAATTTCAATGTAGCAGGATTGGAACAGATAACCACTACGGAACTGTCTATGTACTTCGGATCTAACAGTTCTGCCACTATGCACACCAACATGGTTCATTCGGTATTGTGGCGCAGAGATGTTGCTACGGCATTTGCCAATAAGCCAAACGTATTCACCGCAGGTGACATAGTAGAAGCAGATTGCAATAACGCTACAGTATACCTTTACAGAGCAGGTTCACTTGGTGGTGAACTTGTACCAATGTATGGCGCACTTGGTAATGATTGGGAAGACTTCAAGCTAACAAGTGGCTCAAATACAATTAGGGCAACTTGGTCAGATTGGGTAAACCCAAACTACATACCGCAGATAGAGATAGAGTATAACGAGGTCTATATATGATTATTTATTTCACAGATAGAAGTTTATCAATACTTGCTCACGCCTCAACTTCTCTACCTGCCGGTTATCGAATCAAAGAAGACATAACTACGGAAGAGGTGGAAACAGGACTTAACACCTTTTCTGTGGTTGTCTCATATAACGCAGATTCAAGAGCGGTTCTTGAAAACGCCGTACAGGTGGGCAGATTCATCCTCAAACAGAGCGATACACCGGATTCAAGCAACATATACGATTCACTCTATCAGATAGTAGATGTAGAAACAGACACTAAATCACAGGAAATAAGAGCATATGCAGAAGATGCAGGTTTAGATCTGCTCAACACCATATGCCCTGCAGTAACACTGACAGGCAACATACAAACTATGCTTCGGCGTTTCCTGCCAAGTGATTGGTCTATAAATCTTGAAGATGTACCAACCAACTCAAGAACATACACATGGGATGGTGAATCAACAGCCACAGAAAGATTGATGTCTGTGGCTAATTTATTTGGCTGTGAAATCTATTACTCGTTCGACATTGACCGCTTGCAGGTCACAAGAAAGATTCTGAATGTAACCAAAAAAAGAGGCAATCAGACAGCCATACCGCAGTTAAGGCTGAACTTTGATGTAGACAGGATATTCTGCAAGCAATCCATAGCGGATTTGGTAACAGCCATAAATGTAACAGGCGGTACACCAGATGGTGCTTCAGCACCAATCAATCTGAAGAACTACGCCTATTCTTACACGGATCCTGCAACAGGTGATAAGTATGAGGTGGACAAGTCTACAGGTCAGATGCGAAACAAGACCGCAATGGCAAGGTGGGCAAGTGCCATAGATCGTGATGGTTTGTGGGTAGGCTCTTTCTCGTTTGACACAACAGATAAAGCCGTATTAGCAGGACAGGCAAGAGCGGAACTGCAAAGGCGGTCACAGGTGGCGGTCAATTATGAAGTGGATTTTGCGGTACTACCAGAAGACATCAAGATAGGCGATAGAGTCAATATCATTGATGAACATGGAGAACTGTATTTAGAAGCAAGATTGCTTCATATTGAGACATCTGTATCACAGCAGAAAAGAACTGCGACTATAGGCGAATACCTCATAAGGCAGAGCGGTATATCTGAACGTGTTCAGCAGATGGCAAGCGACCTTGCAACAGTGAGAGAATCCGAC